TTTCAAAGAAACGTTCAAAATACTCATCTCTATTTTCGATTTTATAAAAAACTGAATACAACAACTTATATACCTATTAACTTAAATCAAATTCTGGCTGTTCATCCTTTAATTGAAGAGAATTTTCTTTTGCCTTATTTATCATGTTCTGAATTAGATCTAATGTTTGGCTAGAATCCATTGTATATGCATTTATTTGAGTATTCATTGTTCCTGGCTTAGACTGACGCATTTGTGCAATACGTTCTCTCTGTTCTAATGCCTCTTTACGTAAGTTTTCATTAGTTTCTACAACTTGATAATCAGTCATTTGTTTATGAAGCTGGAACAACTTCATAATCTGATTACTAATTGTTTCTGTTAAATTTCTAAATACATCATACATGTGTGGAGGACAACCTATCTTCAATTGATCTGCCAATCCTGCTAATACAGTCTGATTTGTAGCAATCAAAGACATTAGCTCTGTCTTCATGTATTCTATATCATCAATATTATACTTTTGATTTTTTAATTTTTCTTCTACTTTTTCAATATACTTAGGAGATTCAGAAACGGCTTCTGCCTTTTCTTCTTCTATATTAAACTCATTTTTCAATGTATCAAATATATCACCTTCCATAAATTAACCTCACTAAGTATTTATAATCACCTATATTTCAATCCAAACTGTTCTTCTGTCAATACCTTAAAAAGATAACCATGTTGTCTACACCAACGTTTAGCGGCTTCCCACTTCTCATAGTTTCTTCTCAATGTATTACATCTCTCCTGCCAATTTTCTATTGCCTTCTTTGATTTCTTTTGAGGTGGATCTGGATATTTAATCTGACCCGCCTCATTCAATATAGGTGTCTGACTTTCTGGCTTTACTTCCAAAATATACTTCTTTACTTGTCCATCTTTATCTTTACAAACAAATAAAAAATCAGTCACATATACATGATTCTTTCCATCAATCTGTGAATAATATGGAACTTCCAATACTTCAGAACCCCATTCAATTACCGAATTTGTTCTATCACAGAAGTTGCAAAAAATCTTTTCCCAAGAACTTCTAAATGTAATAGGTTTTGCTCTAGGCATTCTCCCATTATAATTTAGACATTTTTCAGGATGATCTGGCTTAAAACAGCCTTGTAAATAATTACCACTAAATATACTCATTTTTTACCATCCTGTAAAAGGGTCTATAGTTGTTTTTTCCTCGATTTTCTCCTTAGGTTTATATTCAACGTCATATACATTTGCATTTGGATGTTCTTCAACAATATCATTCAATTTCAAAATATCATTGTATTGATATTGTGCTGGCGCTGCACTTGGTGCAATATCCCAAACTGGATCATCCTTAGGAATTGTAGGATTGTCTGCAATAGTATATTTATCATCCTTGTAAACCTTAAGAGTCAATGTATAAGTATGTGACTTTAAACCAAAAGCTTCATCCCAATATTTTACATCTCTAATTTGGTAGAAAATTCCATTATAAGGTAAGTAGATAATATCATCAATTTTAGGTTCCCATGTATCATAAACATCTGGTGTATTTTTATCAGGGCCACCATATCTTGAATAATACTTAAAACTTCCTTTACCTACATATAAGGTCATCATATCTTCACCCCAAATACCTTGTAATTGATATGATCTTACATTAGGAGGAATTGAATTTGTATATCCTATGAAATACCAACTTCTTAAAATCCATCTTAATTGGTCTTCAGCGAATAATTGGTCTCTTTCTAAATCTTTAGAAACTGCGTAGTAAACAAGTTTCAAACCATATTTACCATACGCATCTTCTGTAGCAATATCTTGTTCAGCTGCATCTTGGTCAGATACTAAACCTTGAGCATCAGAATAACAATCGTCATGATAACCTGACAATGTTGAACATAACCAAGGATATGATGATATTTTTGTATCTGCCATTATTCTAACCTCAAAAATCCATTGTTATTCCATAGAATATTCATTGTTCCATTCTTTGCATCATGGAATCTATCAAATTCAATATAAGCTACTGGAATTTCTTGTTCAGGTTTCCAGTTTTTTGCTGGTGCATCTTTATGAACAGTAGTTATCATAATACCATATCCACACATGTGATGCTTAGTAGTTTTATCATTTACTGTGCTTGATGCTGAAATAGCGTTATCACCACCTAAAACTTTAATTACATCTTCTGTTAATGGAGTTGTCTTTAAATTATAACTATCATATTCTTCTTGCACAAATTCTGGTGCAAAACCATAATTCAAATTCCAATATTCAGAATTAAAGTATTCTGTATTTGTACCAGCTTTGATTGTATCTTTTACTACATTTGGAGTTATACCATATTGAGAATATTCATAATCTCTTTTTACCCAACATGTAGCTGGACATTCTTTAGAAAAGATTACAGCTGAAGCTGGCATATATTCCATTTCTTCATAACAAGAATCAGACTCCATACCAGTTCTACTGTTTATACTTTCAAATGATGGATTTAACATTTCACCAATCTTGAATAAGTTGTATTTATTTATCCAATTTTCTTTATTATTAAAATTATCAATATTATTTCTATCAGTTTCAGATAATAATGGAGAAAGATAGACTGTGAATGGTCTATTCCAATCTATCGCTCTAGCGCCAAGCATAAACTTGAATTTTTTAAAAACATATTTCACTTGTTTATCTGACATTACTTAATCTCCAAGACACAACCCATTTGTTTATTGTCTACTTTACCTGAATCTAATTGCATAGACCAAGTAGATAGACCATCACAATCACCTACACTTGTATCTATATACATTACGTTATTACCATCTTTATCATATACATAAAGACCAGCAAAATCTTCACCAGAAATAGCAGATGTATAACATATACCCTTTTCCATAATTTCTTTTCTTATTTGTTCAGGGGACTTAGTCAAACCTAAGTGCATAATGTTATGATTATAAACAAAGTTATCACCTGAAATTCCTGCAATTGGATCTTCCAACCAATAACCAATTTTACCATTATCAGCCATTGCAAATTTTACATTATATGAATATTCACCTAATTTAGCTGGTTCACCATTATCATTTATATCAGATATTGCTGAATATGTATATGTAAAATATTGATCAACTTCATTATTTCTCTTAAATGATGTTAATGGATAATTTGGTAATTTTGCATTAGTCAAATCTGGTCCATTTGTTGAACATATAGACCAATCATCTTGATATGATATATACAAATCATTATCTACTTTTTTACCTGATTCATCAGTATAAATCTTTAAATCAGAACCAAAATATGAATATGTTGATTCATGCTTTGATGTTTGATATTGATCTGAATAATAATCATAATTATTTTTTCCTGTACCTCTATGCACATGAATATGAGACATATTCAAACTTAAATCTCTACATATAGCAGCAGGATAATGTACAGTTGATAATGCATTTGCAAATCTTCTATAACCTGGACCTTGTACAAATTGATTATTTTGGAAATATCCATAATAATTTTGTTTAATGTTTATACCTCTAAATAATGATTGAGCTAAGAATGGTAAACCACCTAAATCATCACCATTTGGTTTTCTCATTCCAGGTAACCAACCATACTTATATCCAGTAGAATCAGCATTACCTTCATTATTATCAATATTCATATTTTTAATTGGTGTATCAACATTCAAATCTAATGTATTGATACCCAAATTAAAATCATTATACATTAAACCTAAATCATTTGAGAAATTACCATAATAACAATATCCCCAAGCTTCTGATGCATTATCACTTTTATTATTAGTACCAGACCATGTATTAATATATGAATTAATACCAGGGAACATATTATATGTTGGCTTAATTTCTGCAACAATTGGAGAACCAACACCAAATGGACATTCTGTTGCACCTCCATTTAACTGTATTGGACCATAGAAATCTCTCTTAGCATAATATGCAGAATTTTCTGAAGTATCAACTTTATCCCATGGTTTTTGAACACCACTATCTTCTTCATAATGCAAATTAACATTATTACATACTAATGGACGAGGTGCATCATCACCAATATTAGAAGTATTAAATTCACAAATTGCTGCAAGTCCACCAAATCTATTCATAAATGAATAATTCTTTGATGTTGCATTATTGAAAATATATTGTGTTGCAGTCTTATCTGGGTTAGCACTTACAATTACACCTTCTGAAATATGATTATCCAAGAATGCAGAAGTATTATAAATTTCTGTAACTTGTGGAGCAAATGCCATAGAACCAATCAAACCACCTACGTTATAGATTGATTGTAATTCTGTTCTAAATGATTCACCTATAGCACCAACTCTTACATTCAATAAGTACTGAGGTTTCTTTACTGATGAAAATGGATCTATATAAGTATCATCATTTAAATCAAATATATCATTATAAGGCAATGCACAGTTTCCAATAAATACAGGTTCACGACCTTGTCTTTTATAATTATAAGCCCAATCATAGAATATAATATCACGACTTATTTTACTTTGTGATATAGATGGAAATTGTGTATTTAAATTAACACGACTATATACAGTACCATATACACCAAAATCTTTAATATACAATTCATAATCTGTAATAGTAATTACAGTCTTTGTATCATTTGAAGTCTTTGGTGTAATGTGACTATATCTATTTTTAATGTGTACACCTTTTATTTTTGTAATTGCTAATGGGAAACCTTCAATATATTCAGTTTCATTGTTAATGAATTTCTTTATATTTTCATTCTTAGCATCATTTGTAAATGGTGTTAAATAAATTTCATCAATTGTTATTGTTGGTTTTACTATTGTACCAGCTGATACAAAATCTACTGAGTTATCATAAAATGTATCTGAAAATGTTGCGTTTTGATCGAATTCAATTCCGCAAGTAAAATTACCTTTAGATGCATTTAATCTATCAATCTTTACATTATAATTTTCATTATAAGTAGCACTCCATGTATTATTAAGATAACTTTTTCCAGTAGTCTGGATTGGATGGTTATACTTAGAATCCTTTTGAGTTCTAACTAAATAATTGTTAGATGCATCATAGAAATCTGGATATACTTGGTCAACAATAAAATTATCAAACTTTTTACTATCATTATTACCACTTGTCAAATAATAATTATTTGGTAATATAGTATAACCACAACCTAAATCAAATTGTGCATTTTTAATTACATAACAATTTGTATCTGGATCATATTTAAAATCAGTCCATACAGATGCATCTTGTTCTGATTTTTTAACTAATGGGAACCAACATGATTTTGCACTTGGTACATTATCATCATATACTTTTTTAGTATTATTATCATAAGTAAATTGATCATAATAATCTTTATGTATACGTGAACGTGTATGTATTTTTGATACACCACCAATTATTGCATTTCCTTCAACTAAAGTATAACCTGCACCTGATGTATAGTTACCAGTTTTCATTGCAGCATTATAAATGTTTAATGCTGAATTACCTCCTGGTGAAGTTTCAGATGTACTACTATTATAGACAGAACTATCAAATGTATAAGTAACAGTTTTTGAATATGAACTTGTTGCTGATAGTCCATCAAACTGCAACATTATACCTTGTGTTGATTTATGCCATGGACATTGTGAAATACCAGCATTATCATGATAATGATTTACTCTACTTACATCTTCATCCCATCTTAAAACGTCTGCTGCAGATGCAATACTATTACCAGATAAAACTGCTGCAGAAGATGATACTTGATCTTCTGAAAATTGTCTATGAACTATATCATCTATATCTTGATGATATATATTTTGCCAATTCCATAAATCAGTTCTTAAATCAATTAAAGGTGAATTTTCTGCTATATTTGAAGTTGCAGAAGACATAAAAATTGTACGAGAACATTTATCATCATCGTTTGGTGAAATATAAGAATTACATCCTACAATTTTACCACCTGCTGATTTACCTACTAAACCACCACAGAAACCTACGAAAGTTCCTTCAAATACTGCTTTAGCTTTTGATTCACAATTTTGAATTGTACCTTTATTCCATCCACAGAATGGTGAAATATAATATGCAGCACGAGCAAATTGATGTAATTTAACAGGTTGATTTACCCAATTACATGTTCTTGTATGACATATTTGATGTGTATTTCTTAAACTTGTATTATCTTTATCTAAACAGTTATATCCAAAATGATCATCAAATACACTTGCATAACCTAATGATTTTGCTGTTTCTAATGTATTATTGTAATCCATTATGAATTCATTACCATAACCATAAGCACTTGCAGGAATACCAGCAACAGGTGGTTTATCACCTCTATCACCAACTAATATAGTTCCATTCCAATCAGTATTTTTATCATTTACTTCATCTAACCAAAAGTTTTTTGTTGTTTCACTACCAGATGTGACTGCTATAACACCTTCATTGAAATAACCAACATAAGGAATTATATTACCTGGTGAGTTAATACAGAAATAGTTAGGATAAAATTCATTATCTTTAGAACTTACAACTGGTTCATTTTGATTTTCAGTTTTATTTTGTACCATATAAACTTGTGGTACAAATCCTTTAAATAATACTTTAGGTATATAATTTTGTGTTTTTTTAGATGTTGAAGAATAACGACATTCTTCAATTAAACCTTTATTACATGCACAAATAGCACCAAAATATACATCGGTACCTTGATTCTTAATATGTGTTAAATTAATCTTCTTTGTACATTCTACTTCCATATCGCCAAAGATATTAACACCATATATTCTTCCAAAATGGCCTAAATAACCAACTATACCACCTACATCTTGTGATACATTGAAAATTAAATTTTGAAATACATAACCATTACCATATAATAAACCTTCAAATGGTCTATCTGGATAACGACCAATTACAAAATCAATTTTTGTTTTTGCATTTTCTTCGCCAATATCATCACCTAATACAATGGCAATATGATTATTAAAATTGTCACCTCTTTCACCATCATCATTATCACCATTTACTCTATTAGCACACCATTTTAATTCTTCTTTTGTTTTAATATAATAGAAACCACCATAATTTGAAAAGATACCATTATTAAAAAAGATACCAGCTAAATCACGTTCGTTTGAATTATTTTTTATAAAATCAGAAAAATTATCTTGAGTAATATATGCAGGTTTATTTGAATACTTTACTTCTACTAACTTTGAATATGCATATTCAATTTTATAAAGTTCAGCAATATTTTTACTATAATCATCATTATTCTGATTTAAATATGTTTCAATAGATTGTTTAGTCTTAAACTGTTCAGGCTTTATATTCTCTCCAGATAGATTTTCAATAAAATCTTTCTTAACTGGCTGGAAGAACCACTTCGTGCCATTGTTTTCTACTTCACCGTTTAAGAATCTCTTTTTAAATTCGTTAAAAATAAATGAACTCATATTACCACTTTACTGCATAATCAGGTTTCTTTTCTTCTGTAATTTCTACAGCCACATCTTCTGTAGATAATGTCATACTTAGTTTATCTGATGTTGATTTATTTATCTGAGGATTTAATGTTTTATCTAATGATGTTTCATATAATGTTTGAATATCACCAGATGGTAATTCATCATTTGTATTTATATTATCACCGAACTTCAACCAATGTTGTGCACATGTTTTATTCAATCCATCACCAAAAAATTCCTTACAAATATCATTTAAGAAATTTACAGGTGCTGTATCAAAACCATTACCATGATCACCAAATAATTGCATTACTCCACCATAAACTAACATAGTTGCTAATGCTAATTCACCTGTTGCTGTTCTAAATATACCAGGATTTCCAGTAGACATACCTTGTCTAACTGCTGCTCTATCTTTTGCAACTTCAAAAGATGATCGATCTAAATTTTCCCAATTTGCTGGATAATATGCATACAAAGGTTTACCAAGTCTTCTACATTGAAAACTTGTTTTATCATAGATAGAATAATTTTTATTTGATTCTAATATAATAGCATGTAAAATTGAAACTGGTGATTGATACCAAGATTCTCCTTTTAATGTTGCTTTTTGTGCTTTTGAATATACTGTCACATTTGGATCATAAGAAAAATACCATTGTGGATTTCCATATCCTGTTAAATCTTGTGCAGAATTATAATTATAAACACCTCTATGTTTTGTTATATTACCATTAATACTCATTACTGTAGCTGTAATATAATTTTGCATAATAGCAACTTCTTTATATGCTCCATCCATTTGATATGAATTTAATGGTACAAATGCATCAACACCATTCCATACACATAATTGTAATGCAGTTTCACCTATATCTTTAAGATATGATAATTCATTATGTGGAACGAAATGATTATTTTCCCAAACAACAGATGATCTATAACCAGGAGCAGACGTTGTTTCTTCAACACTATATAAACATGCAGATGATGAAAAATTTTTCATAGCTGTTGCTGCTATAAAATTTCCACTTGTCCATTTAGATGTATTAGATGTAATATAATTATAAACTGATTGTTTATAATCATTAATAAATTTCTTTTCATCATTATATTCATGATATTCTGCTATATCACCAAATTTACCATCATTTGCAGTAAATGTATACTTAAAAGTATAATTATAATAACTTCCTGGACCAGAAGCAGCTCCACCAGAACCAGTTAATCTTACAGTCCATTGAATACCATCTATAGTTAATGGACATCCTGCCCATACTCTATATGTACACCAATTTTTTAATTCTTCAACCCAAAAATATTTACTTTGTGTTGGATCTGATTTTTCTGTACTACCAATTTTTAAATAACCATTATCATTTGGACTACTACAATATTCTGTTTTATTTTGCCAATTATAAGGTTCTACATATTCACCATTAGCAATCTTTTCTGCTAATGTTTCTTTTACATCTTCTATTGTTTCACTATTATAAGAAACTTTATCTAAACCAAAATCAATTACTTTACTACTATTATGAATACTATTCTGTGTAGTTATTGTTTGATTTCGTTTAGTAGCTTCAACTGTTTTAAAATATCCTATCATACTTTATTTATAAACAAAAAGTGGCCTCATCGGCCACTTCATAAATTCATCTCTTACCAAAATTATGCTATTTCAAAGAATCCTAATGGAGATTCCAATCTTATCTGTTCTCTACAATCATCCCATTCTTCTTTATAAGATGAATACAAAGAATCAGCATTCAAAGAACCACCACCTGCAATTGATAAAGTATACTTACGCAATGCATTAGTCCATATCATACCTGCTCTTGCAACTACCATACGTCTAAAGATTACATCATTAAATAACTTACTTGACTTCTGTCTCTTGTATACTTCCATCAATCCTCTTACAGGATGATCAGGCTGAGGCCATACAGATAATTCCTTTTCTTTCTCATTATATCTTACGGTATATGATTCACCGAAATCCATCTTAGCCTGTTCCAACCATACAAGTGCAGCATTCCAATGACCTAGAACATCTCCAAATCCACCAGCATTACTATAACAAGAACCTGTAAAGGAACTGCCCATACTCATTACTGTATTATACAAAGCATTGTGTGGTAGAGTAAATAAATCATTGATTGTTCCCATCCAATCTGAAACTTGGAAATCTACAATAGACTCTAATTCATCACAAATCTTATAATGTGATTTTCCTGGTACTAAGTCCATAACAAGATAATCTCTATAATTACCTT